GACCTTGTTTTCCCATCAAGCCAAATAATGGAGAACTTTTTTTGAACGGTGTTACTTTTCTTTAGCCTGTCTGCTGCGGTCTGGGCGCTAACTCCCATCTTTTCCGCCGCAAAGTTAGCATCAATCCACCCATCCTTAAACAGTTGTTCTCTGGTTGTGTTTTTCTTTGAATCGAATAAAGCCTGCCAAGCATTAGCTACAGAGGCAACATCCACGGATTGTTTGGTTTTCTTTCGCATAGGTTTACGGTTATTTGTGTGTCAGTATAAAAGCCATATCCAAATCCTTGGCTCCAAGCTAAAGTTGCTCTGCGTGTCTTCGCATAGGAAGCGTCGAACTTCATCAGCATTCCAACGCAGTAAGCGGTAGCGGATTGCAGTGTTCTACCCGGCTCTTGCCCTACTCGGTGAAGGTGTCCCATAATGCAGTTACCAAATGTCTCCGCATGATCCCTGATGGCAGCCATGTTGAACATGTAGCCATGCAAGAACTTATGACCACCTAAAGTGTAGTGTGAACGAATATCGTATTCGTATGTTCTAGCCTTGAGCTTCTTAGCGGTAGCCTCGATCTCCTGTATAACAATAGTCGCAGCGTGAGCAGCCAAGGCGTTAGGAGAATGCGCCAGCTTAAACAATCTGTCCTCGTGATTTCCGTAAAGGATATGCTGTGGCTTTAGCTCCTGTAAAAAATCTACACCCGCAGCAAGATCGTCAGCTACAGACGCAGCCCTGTCAGCAGCGTTAGGGTCTGACATTGCTCCACCTCTAGCAGCCGCCATATCCACGAAGTCGCCTAGATGAATCGTCGTGTCAGGGCGAAAGCGGGATTGGAACGAAAGCACAGCATCCCTAGCCTCAGGGTCGATGTGATCTCCGTGTGAGCAGGATACCGCCATCCACTTCTTCCACTTCTTTGTGATGTTGAACGGCTGGAACCGCTCGCTTGCTTTAGTTTTCATCGTGAATTTTAGGGCATTCAAAACCATCTTGACTAAAGATAGGCTTGCCAGTTTCGTCCAAGTGTGGGAAGTGGCGAAGGCAACTATAGGCTCTAGCTGAAATCTCTTTCACGGTCTTTGGACGGGTAGAGTGATGAAGCAGATCGCGGAGAAACTTACGAGTTTTCCAAAGCGAGTATTGTTGTTCGTGGCGTAAACTCATTTTAATTCTGGATGCTGCTTGGCATCCGTTGGAGTAAAGATTTTGAGGAACATATCGGTTGATCCGATCCAGCTAAATCCATGCCCCCATGCTATCGTCTCTTCAGGCCCAGCCATACAAACCTGCTGGTCTTTACCGCAGCCTTGCTGGTCGCCTCGGAATGTCCACCAACTACCGGGTTTTGGGATTGTCATTTGTGTGTAGGAGTTCTTGTGGGAACTTGTTAATCAGGTCCATCAACGCAGCCTCGCCATCTATCACAGCATCCTCGCTCAACTGTGGGAATACAGCGTGGAGAACTTCGTGAAGTGCGGTAGAGAGAACCATGTCTGGGTCTGGATCAACAAATATCTTATTGTCTTCAGCGACACAAAGGCCGATGTCGTCTTCCTCAACGCCGATGTAATCATCCTCAGTAGGCTTTTTGAAGATTACCTTCCAAGGTTCGTCGCTGACTCGGACTGTTATCCGTTTGGGTCGCACAGTAATAAGATCGCAGATTCCTTTAAGGAGTCAAAAGATATTTTTATATGCCTGTGTAAGTAGCTGAATTGCTACCATTTCATACGGTCCGACCAATAGGCGGCAGACATTTTTCCCTTTTTAATATTGGCTCGATGCCTAGCCTTGAAGCTCTCCCTGCGCTTGCGATCAGCGGCAGACTCTCCTTCGCGTTTAGGAGAACCTGATACCCCTTGTTGTCCAAATCGAATCGTCCTTGGCTTTCCATTATCACTTACGAGGACTACATGGGATTTCTTAGCTCCCGGCGTTCTCTTGGGCTTGTTCACGCCAGACACACCGAGTCGTTTCATCGCTGATTTAATTGCTTCGCTCATTGCTTAATGCCTCCTTGATGATCTGTCTGACATGGTTAATCTGACGCGCCTTCAAGCACTGTTTCAGTATCTCTTTTAGTTTCTTGTTCTCTTGAATCAACGATTCGGTATCATTCATAAAGGGCTAGTCTTGCAAACGCATAAAGGGCAGTTAGCGATACTGCCATCGCAAGCATCGCTAGGGTTAAAAGCTTATATTCTTTAGATGTCATTTAGTAGTTCCTCGCGCCGTAACAAGCTGTGGCGTCTAAGGTTTTTTAACTAGACAGTTATCGTCCGCCAGCACCAGCAGCAAAGGCTGCTATCCACCTTTCTCTTTTCTCATAATAATCTGGATCTGTTCGCTTTGCTCCAATTTTTTCACTGGGAACATAAGTTTTTGTTTTTGGGCGATTTTTGTTAGCTTCCTTTAGTGCTTCTAGTTTTCGTTCGTATTCAATTTCTGCCCTTGCTTTACTCATTGCCTCCTCTTCCGCCCTTTCTTCAGGCGTCTTTACTTTTGGAGTAACGCGAGGCTCAAACTTCATTGGTCCCATTTGACTAATTGGCGTGACTGGTCCTCCAAAAAATGATGTAGGATCAGCATATCCACTTTTCTCATTCTCTTCGGCGGATGCTTTCTTTTTCTTAAATTCATCCGTAAGTGCTTTGTTTTTTTCTGACATATATTTTGTTTCTATTGTTAAACTATAAACTTCTTGCTGAATTGTAGCGCATTGTTCCACCTGTTCTGCAAGCCAGTCCAAAACTTTGCTCTGGCTCCTACGGGTGGAGCAACACGAATCTCGTATGTTTCCCTAGCCTCACGCAGTCTGTCAAGAAATGCCGTAACATTCTTTGCTGCTTTAGCTAGGGTTGCCTTTGTTACAGGTCCGAACTTCCCGTCATCAGCAATACCCAACGCAATCTGCAAGATTCGCAAGGCGCCTTTCGGTCCTCGGTTAAATGCAGCGTCTCGGAGGAATGCTTCCAGCGGAGCTAGTTCAGTCCAGTTCTTAACGACATCAGTATACTCCACAAGATACTTCTTAGCGTAGTTCTCTGCGTGAGCATGACGGTTGCTGTCGATGAGATTCTTTAGATGCGTTGCGGCTTTAGGATGGTATCTATCATTGATACCTGCCACTTCAAATGTGCCGCCACCATCAGCCTTAGGTAACGGATAAACTTTAAGCCTGCCCAGCTTGTCCCTGCGAGCCTCTGACCTCAGGATGAAGTCTCCCATCTCCAGTCGTTCTGCTTGGGTTGCCATATTAGAAATCAGCCTGCCCCTTAATCTCTCCCTTGATTGGAATCACAGAGATGCTTACCCATAGGCTATCTAGCAAGCGAATCAAAAACGGTCTTTCGTCAACAATCGTCTGGAATTTGATAGGATTCTCATACCACACATGAGAAGGATAGGCTTGAGCGTAACAGTTGAAGGAAAGAAGGAGAATAAACAGACCGAGTAGTTTGCTTCGCACAGGCTTCGCTCTACGGACTTCTGCGTTCGGATTGAACTGACCACCCGGTTTAGTCCTGCGAATTGTTTTACGGGCCTTTACGCGCCCGTAAATAGCCAATCCTGCACCGAGTGATTCCATTGCTAGGGTAACGATGTCAGTCAACTCCTCGTTAACAATATCAACCTTGAACCATTTCAAGGTTTGAGCCAGTAGCATAACGACGATTCCGATAATCGTCCTGCTTTGCCACCATGCCTTCTCGTCGTTCATTTATCGGTCAGCTTCGCAAGGGCAAGCTCGATAGCGAGGTTGACTGCGCGGTTGGAAGCGTTGATTCCCTCGCGGGTTGCCGCATCTTTAATCTTATCCACGGCAATCTTACGCTTCTCGTCGCCACTCTTATCCGAAGTAAGCAGACCCGACACAACTTCCAATGCGATAGGAAGCAGTTCTTTTAGAAGGGATGCAGCCGAGTCGCGGAGGATCGGAATGATAAACTCGATAACTGATTTAGATGCTCCAGTAATAGCGGAGATAGCTTTGATAAGTAGCGTTTTCATTTGTCTTTGTTGTTGCGTTTTTCAATCATAACAATAATAGAAACTATCGCTGCAAGTGTTCCAAATGCAAGAGATGTAATGCGTAGCCACTGCTCTACATGAGGCAGGACTGAAACGATAACTGCTAGAAGGCTTGTTGCGGAACCCATAATTCCAGTATGATGTGGAGAAACTTGAGGATCAATATTCATTTAGACGAAGATATAATTTAATTGTTTAACAATATTCAATCATTATTTCAGGTAATCGTTAGAGTTGATGTAGCCGAGTCGTATGTTCCAGAGCGACCAGCAACGCCTGTTCCTGTAAGCGTTACAGATAGTCCAGTCTGAACCGTTGATCCGATAAAGAACTTGAATGTGTCACCGATTGTCGGAGCGATTGTGAAGTTCGCAGTAACAGATGTATTCGTGAATGTAACTTGGTTACACTTGTTTCCCGTATTCACTTGGAACGAAGCGGAAGAAACGATAAGACTTCCAACAAGAGTTGATGTCGAGCCTGTATATGTATTAACGCCAGTAAGAGATACATTGCCTACTCCTTGTTTAACTAGCCCTCCTCCTGTCCCATCTGTAGTAAGCGCACTCGGAATGTTAAGCTGACCAGCAGAAGGATTAAGAATAGCGCCACCAGACTTAACAATGCACGATACTGTTGAAGGTATCGTCATTGTATTAAGACTTGTGAATGCTCCACTGTTGAAATTTATAGTTGCTGGTCTAGCGGTAGTGACATGGGAAATGCCAGTAGTTGTCAGCGTTCCTCCATTTACATTTAATACAGCAGATACACCAGCGCCGCTTCCGCGATTTAGAATAAGGCTACCCGCATTGATTGTTCCTGTTCCAGAAACGGTTAAAGTCCCAGCGCCAGTTCCACCACCGCACTCAATGCCGGGTGTTGTGAAAGTTCCTCCTGATACATTCAACAAGCATACAGCCCCAGCCAACCAAGTTCCACTAGTGCTAGTGCTAACCGTCCCGCCAGTTTGATTGAATGTTCCGTTACCACCGCCGTTATCACCAAGCATCATTCCGCCATTAAGTGTAACAACTGCTGATCCACTTACATTTACGGTTGCTGTAGTTCCCGCACTGACTGCGAGTTGAAAGCTACGCACACCGCTTCCAGTAAATGTCTGTGTAAAATTACCGCTGATATTTAATATCGGATTAGCTGAACCATTGATATTGACAGCATTTGTTGCAGTATAGGTTCCAGAGAATGTCATTTCCCCTACGCTAATTGTATTGACACCAGTATAAGTATTGCCAGAGCCAGACATTGTTAATATCCCAGTTCCGGTTTTAACCAGTCCTCCAGTATTGGTTGACCCAAGAGACGCAAAATCAACATTCTGACCATTGGTATCTATACGAATCGCGGATGAATTATTTACAATTCTCGATGAGACATCTGTTGTAATGCCGCTGCCATACCGCATCGTTCCACCAGTAAAGCGAATATCTCCAGAACCAAATCCACCAGCATGACCTAATTGCAAAATGCCTGCGTTGATTCGCGTTTCACCTGTATAACTATTTGATAGACCAAGTATAGTTGTTCCGCTGCCAGACTGAACGGCAGTTCCGCTTCCACTAATAACAGGGAAGTCTGCCCCCTGCGTCATTGTGTTTGATCGGTTAAATGTAAGTGTTGCGTTATTGGTTATCCCACTGCTTGAGCCAGCCGATCCGGTTGTAGAACCATTTCCGAAATTAAGGCTTCCTGCGTTTATGGTAATTGTTCCAGAGAATGTATTGGCCTGACGAAGAATCAGTGTTCCAGTTCCATTCATTACGAGATTCCCTGAAACGCTAGGTGCATTTGCTAGAACAGTATCGAAGATAAGCGTAACAGCATTTCCGAATATAGCTCCACCACTTTTAATCAAGCAGGATATAAACGGCTGAGTTATTGTTAAATTATTAGTCGTTGTTGTGAATGTTCCACCGTTAAAGTTGAATGTATTCGTTCCGCCATTCCTGAACCAGTTATTGCAACGGAATGTTCCGCCATCTAGGTTTATTACAGATGTTGCAGACGCGCCGCCGATACCCCAGCGAAGGTTCCCAGTTAATGCAAATGTCCCAGATATTATGTTTACAATACTTGTCGTAGTTCCACCACCACCACCAATATCATAAGCTGATCCATTAAATGTTCCGCCATTAACATTAAGTGTGCTGGCAAGACCAGCCATCCATGTCTCGCCATTAACCTGAAGCGTTCCAGCATTGCAATTAACGGTAGCTGATCCGCCGTTATTCTCTCCAAAGAATAACCCAGTAATAGTTATTGTTCCGCCAGATACAGTTAGCGCGGCTGTTGTTCCTCCAGCAAGAGCTATTTGGAAGTTACGCGCGCCAGCCACTGCCGTTTGAGTAAATGTCCCACTGGATACAATTCCACCACCATCAAGTCGAACCTGTGCAGCAACAGTTGTTGATCCAGAAAGTGTTTGAACCCCTGATCCAGTCTTTATAAATGTTCCCGCTGTATTTGTTAGAGTCCCACTAAATGTCTCAGAGTTTGCGGAGTTAAGAGTCAATGCGTTTGCACCACAGGTTAATGTCCCAGCTCCAGCAAGAGTGGCAAGGGTATCCGCACCTCCAAGAGTAATTGTCGCGCCAGACAAGATCGTAACGGCAGACGCATCGGGGATTCTGTTAGCCGCTGATGTCGCAAGAGTCCCGGCGATAACAAGCGTTGGTCCAGTATAGCTATTAGCGCCAGAGATCGTCAGCGTATTAACTCCTAGCTTGGTTAGCCCTAAAGCCCCCTTAGCGGTGTTTGCAATGACATTCGGGTATGTCCTATTGCCTGATGTCGTATCAAAGCCTATGGCTGACCCTGCGTTAAAGTTGGTGGTTCCTAGAATCGTGACAACATTCGCGTCTGTCACTGCGTTATAGACAGCAAGCGTTGCGCCAGACTCGACAGAATATCTACCGTTAGTATTCCAACCCGGTAGCGCAGTAAGATCGGTGATCGTTAATACGCCTGTGTTAATCGCAGCGTTCCCAGCATAGGTATTGTTTCCTGATAGCGTAAGAACCCCAAGCCCGTTCTTGATGATGCCGATTGATCCAGTAATCGCAGACGATAACAGTGTATCCAGATACACCATGAAGTGACGGAACGATGAAGTCTGGTTAGTGATTGTTCTAACTGGACTTGCTTGTATGTATGCCGCTGTTGACTGAGTTAAGATCATCCAACAATAATATAAAGAGTTGAAGATGATGGAGTCAACGCATTATATCCAGCCTGCGTAATCTGAACAGCATTAGCTAATACCGTAGCGCCAGTCATTCCAGTTGTGTCTGATATGATAACATTCGCTGGCAATGTTCCAGAAGGTCCAGTAGCGCCCGTGGCTCCTAAATCACCAGTCGGACCAGTTGATCCTGTAGCGCCTGTAGCACCAGCACCAGTAGCCCCAGTATCTCCAGCCGGACCAGTGGCCCCTGTAGCTCCTTGAATGCCTTGAATACCTTGCACACCCTGAACACCAGTAGCACCTGTCGAGCCAATGTCTCCAGCCGGACCAGTCGCACCTGTTGCTCCATCAGAACCTACATATCCGCTAGCTCCTGTAGCTCCAGCGTCACCTTGAGGTCCGGTAGCACCCGTAGCTCCAGTCGTTCCGTCTATACCTGAAGAGCCTGTAGCACCAGTCGCTCCTGCTCCTGTTGCCCCTGTAGCGCCCTGAATGCCTGTTGATCCGATGTCACCTGTAGGACCAGTCGATCCGGTAGCTCCCTGCAATCCTTGAATACCTTGGACACCCTGCGGACCTGTTGCTCCCTCTGGACCTTGGATTCCCGTAGCACCAGTCGATCCTTCTGGACCAGTAGCGCCTTGGATTCCGGTAGCTCCTATTTCTCCAGTGGCTCCTGTAAGTCCTGTAGCTCCGAGTCCAGTAGCTCCAGTGCTTCCGACATCACCTTGGATTCCTGTGGCCCCAGTAGCCCCCTGCGGACCAGTTGCTCCGGTGAGTCCTGAAGTAACGATAGCGAAAATAATTTGGTGATTGTTTTGAAACTCGCTTGTTCCACCGGAATCAACAAGTGTTACAGGCATGGATACATAGCTATTCGGAACTACAGTTGGAGTCCCGTTAATTTCCCACTTCTGAAAGTTTGTTGAATTTCCCCTATCTTGGATAACGAAAGAGTCTCCGTCTTTGAACAGCGTAAAGAATACATCAATATCATTTCCGAACTCATCGAGGTGTGATGCGACAACTGTTGTTGCTGAAGTCTGAGTTAAATTATTCCAGTAAATTCTACCTGCCGCCGGAACACCTGATGTCTGACTGGCATCGGCTCTGTAGTTGTAGAAGGAAGATGACTGACCAGCAGCTCCAGTAGCACCCTGAATGCCTGTAGCACCCGTCTCTCCCGTAGCCCCAGTTAATCCGGTAGAACCCTGTTCTCCTGTCGCTCCAGTAAGACCAGTGGCTCCGGTAAGTCCAGTTGATCCAGTTAATCCAGTAGCACCCTGCGGACCAGTCGAACCTGTATCTCCTGTCGGTCCTGTAGAACCAGTGCTTCCCATCTCGCCTTGGATACCCTGCACACCTTGCGGACCAGTAGCTCCTACAAGACCGATCAATCCAGTAGCACCAGTAGAGCCTTGTTCTCCCGTTGCGCCAGTCAATCCCGTGGAACCCGTGAGTCCCGTTGCACCGACTGGACCTGTCGATCCATCTATGCCGTGATTACCTGTGGCTCCTGTAAGACCTGTGGCTCCGGTTAAACCAGTATCACCTGTAGCACCCGTCAATCCGATGGGGCCAGTCGATCCTGTCGCCCCTGTAGTTCCCGGCTCTCCCTGCGGACCTTGGATGCCTTGAACACCTTGTGGACCTGTCGCACCGATTAAGCCTTGAATACCAGTTGCACCAGTCGAACCAGTAGTTCCAACTTCGCCTGTAGAACCCTGCGGTCCAACTTCTCCTGTAGCTCCTGTAGCCCCGATACCAGTTGCACCTTGACCACCAGTTGGTCCGGTAGAACCAGTAGCGCCAATCGGTCCTGTAGCGCCGAATCCAGTTGCACCTGTAAAGCCCGTTGCTCCTGTCTCTCCTGTGGCTCCAGTCGCTCCAGTCGTTCCTACATTAAGATCACCGACATACATCCAGTCGGAGAGGTTCCCTGCATTCTGCGTTCTTGCATATAAACCAGCGGGGTGACGATTGATTAAAGGAACACCGACTGCCTCAAGAACGAGATAGACAGATTGAAGTGGTGGATTTCCTTGAGTTATTGGAAGATCGTAATAAGTCTGAACCTCTCCGTCGATAATGTTATTCCTAACCGCTGCCTCGTAGGTATTCTGACACAGCTTATACAGAAGATTCCAGCGACCGTCACCATGCACTGGCTGATTAGGACCAGTGTTGTTTACGGTTTTCGCTAGTAGATTGTTCTCGGAATCTCCAAGTTGAGGAAGTATTGGCATCGTTTATTCAGAGCCAAGAATTTGAACCACTTCTTTTGTTGTCTCTGTAAATCCGTATGGAGCATTAGTCCAATCTGATTTAGAAGATGGATCGGCTGCATAAGATGCAATCATTCCGTCAGTCCAATTCTTAACGGCATTAAGTTTAACAGATGATTTTCCTGCGGCAATTAGTTTTCCATTAAGATCAAGAAGAGTTACTAGCGCAGTTGAGTTGTAGCCTTCTTTATTCAGCCATTCTTCAGCAGTCCAAGATGGAGGAGGAGGAATTACCCAATGTCCATTATCCCACACCGCATCTGGAGATGGTTTAGGTGGAGCAGGAATCCATTCTTGTAGCTTGGGATTATTGACATCGACCCAAGTATCAATGAGGCTTTGCGGTAAATCACGCAAGTCGGATGGATTGGTTTTGTTATAGTAATTAGGCATATACTCTAGGATGTGTTGCTACGGTCGCGCCGTTGTTGTTGGTGATGGCAAGGCCGCCTTTTTGGTCGATGAGATCGCGGACGAGAGGCGCGTAGAAAACGAGTGACTGCGGCCTCACCTTGTCGCAGGTCATGCCTTTAGCGAGGGAGGCGATTTCTTCGGCGGCGAGGGCGGCGTTCCAGATGCCTACTTCTGCGATGAGGCCGTTCATTCTGTTTGAACTGGCAATTGCGGTTGCGGCAATTTGAGTTCTTGTTAATGTAAAGGGTGCTTGCGCGCTTGTATTGGTTGTGCTGTTTCCTCCATTTATATAAGCTGTTCTATTGCTTAAACTACTCCAAACCCCAACTGCGTGAGTCCAAGTTCCTGCCGTATACCCTGCTGTTGTGGATGCACCAATTAGGCTACCGCTGTTAAAGTCAAATGCTCCAACAGGATCGCCTGCCGATGCCCCTAAAATTACCAATCCAAAATAACTACCTATTGTGCTGGATACGGATACCAAATAATCGCTGGTTGTTACTTGGTCGGCATTAAACCAACACGCCATAGTTAGTGGCGGTCCGCTCACTGGCGAACTGTTCATGCTTAAAAACTGACTGCTCGCCGATGTAAAATCGTAAGCCATTACGCCGCGCTCCTTACTTCGACGGCGATGAGTTCGGCATCGCCTGTCATGGTGTCGTTGGCATTATTTGCATCACGATTGATCTTCAATCGGAAACCATCTCCTACTTCGAGTGAGTCAATTGTTGTAAGCGTAATCGTGGAATAGTTTGGAACGCCACTTGTAGCATTGGTTGTAGTTGTAACGCTGGCTGCTGTATCGAATGAACCTGTATCAATATCAGTTGTCATTCTTTCTAATGAAGCATCCCACACAACCGCTCCGCTAGTTGCGGTTGTTGCAGTCCAAATCAATCGAATTGATAGACCACTTGCGAGATTGGCTCCCTCTGGGCAAACAGAAACAAAGATTGCGCTCTCGTCTGTCGCATCGTCAAAGTCTAATACTGCAATAGAATTGCGTGTATCAAGTGTAGCAAAGTTTGTTGCTGGAGGTTGATTATCTTTTGGCGCAGTAAGTCGAACAAGGGATTTAGTTAATGGCCCCGTAGCACCAGTTGCTCCAGTGAGTCCAGTAGCTCCTTCTAGCCCAGTCGAACCGACTTCGCCAGTCGAGCCAGTTAATCCCGTAGCACCAACATCACCCTGAACTCCTGTAGCGCCAGTTAATCCCGTGGCTCCTTCTAATCCCGTAGCTCCAGTATCACCTGTTAATCCAGTAGCACCTTGAACTCCAGTAGCACCAGTATCACCAGTAGCGCCAGTAGCACCAGTAGCACCACCGGGATTACCTTGAGGTCCGGTAGAACCAATCGGTCCAGTAGAACCAGTATCGCCTTGCGGGCCTGTTGCACCTGTAGCGCCAATACCTGTAGCTCCTGTGCTGCCTTGAATACCTTGAATGCCTTGAACGCCTTGCTCGCCAGTAGCTCCAGTAGAACCCTGTTCGCCAACATTGCCTGTGGCCCCAGTTGCTCCGATTCCAGTAGCTCCTTGCGGTCCTGTTGAACCAGTCAAACCAGTCGCGCCAACTTCTCCAGTTGCACCAGTCAGACCAGTAGCACCTACACCAGTCGCACCTGTAGGGCCAACCTCGCCTGTAGCTCCAACAGGTCCAGTAGAACCAGTATCACCGATAGGTCCGGTAGAACCTGTCGATCCAGTTAAGCCTTGAATACCCTGAACGCCTTGTGGTCCGGTGGCTCCTTCTGGCCCTTGAGGTCCAGTAGAGCCTGTAGCCCCTTCGGGTCCAGTTGATCCAGTGGAGCCAGTCAATCCTGTAGAACCAGTCAATCCGGTAGCGCCTTGAGGACCAGTCGAACCTTGTTCTCCGGTAGCACCTGTTGGACCAGCAACTCCAGTTGCACCAGTTGAACCTTGAGGTCCGGTAGCGCCTGTCAATCCAGAGGTTACGATAGCAAAGATAACTTGGTGGTTATTTGGGAAAGTATATGTAGAAGTAACGAGAGTAACGGGCAGGTTGACATAGCTGTTAGCAACGACTGTCGGTGTTCCGCTAATCTCCCACTTCTGATAATTGTTGGAATTAGATTGGTCTTGAATGATGAACGAGTCGCCATCCTTGAACAACGAGAAGAATACATCAATGTCGTTGCCTAGAGCATCGAGATGAGACAAGACAATCTCGGTAGCCGATGCCTGCGTTGCGTTATTCCAATACAGATGTCCGTTAGTTGGAGTTCCCGAAACAGTATTAGCGTCTGCTTGATAATTGTAGAAAGTAGAAGATTGTCCGGCAGCACCAGTTGCTCCAGTCAAACCTGTTGATCCAGTTAAGCCTGTAGCTCCTTCTGGACCAGTAGCTCCGCTAGCACCAGCAACACCGGTAGCGCCTGTAGGTCCAACTTCTCCAGTTGAACCTGTCAATCCAGTAGCGCCTTCTTGTCCTGTGGAACCAGTAAGTCCAGTAGCACCAGTTAAACCAGTAGCTCCGAATTCGCCTTGAATGCCTTGAACTCCTTGAGGTCCGGTAGCACCGATGTCTCCAGTAATACCTGTCGATCCGGTTGAACCTTGCAATCCTGTAGAACCAGTGAGTCCTGTTGCTCCCGTCTCTCCTGTGAGTCCGGTAGCACCTTCTGGTCCGGTAGAACCTTGTTCCCCAGTAGCACCTGTAAGTCCTGTTGCGCCAACTTCACCAGTGGCTCCGGTTAAACCTGTTGCGCCAACATCACCTGTTACGCCTATTGACCCAGTGGCTCCCGTAGTGCCGGGGTCGCCTTGCGGTCCCTGAATACCTTGAACACCTTGAGGACCAGTTGCACCAGTAATACCACTAGCTCCCTGTTCTCCAGTGGATCCAGTAAGCCCAGTTGAACCTGTAAGCCCAGTAGCGCCAGTTAAACCTGTAGAACCTGTAAGTCCAGTAGCTCCATCGTTGCCTGAAATTCCTGTAGCGCCCTGCTCCCCCGTGGCTCCAGTATCACCAGTCAATCCAGTAGCACCTTCGAGTCCAGTAGCGCCCTCAAGTCCTGTAGCACCGACATCACCAGTTAATCCTGTAGCGCCATCTAGTCCAGTAGCACCCGTATCTCCAGTTGATCCGGTAACACCTGTAGAACCTGTAAGACCTGTTGATCCGATGTCTCCCGTAGCTCCTTGAAGTCCAGTAGCACCTGTTAATCCGGTTGCACCTTGGGGTCCGGTAGCACCTTGGCTTCCAGCGGTTCCAGTAGCGCCCGTCTCGCCTGTCGCTCCTGCTTCACCAGTCGCTCCGGTTTCTCCTGTAGCCCCATTAGCGCCAGCAGAACCGGATGGTCCTGTAGCACCAGTTGCACCAGTTCCACCTCCACCACCACCGCCAGTTGTAGCGGTAGCATAAGTGTTAGCAGCGATCTTCCAAAGAAGGTTATGCTCTCCATCGCCTACTACGGGTTTTGTCTCGCCAGTATTAGCGGCGATCTTAGCAAGTAGGTTGGATTTCGAGTCGTTGGTGTTAGGAGCAATAGCCATATTACATCAATCCAGCACGGGCGCTGAGTTGTTTAGCGTAAGATTCCTCTTCTCCCTCTTCACCTTCTTCGCCTTCCATCTCCTCGCCTTCTTCTTCCTCTTCTTCCATCTCAGGCTCTTCGCCGAGATCGTAGCCGTCAACAGAGACGACACTAAAATTGCCACCACCCAAATGTTTAACTTTAGCGAGAACTTCTTTCTCCTCGCCTTCATCCATTCCTTCAAAATCAAAGCCTTCCGGCGCAGTAAAACTTGTTTCCATCTTTCCTCCTTCGCATACGGGACAACCTTTTCGTTTGCATCCACAACCACCACCGACACCTATAATGAGAGCGATCCCAGATTTTTCTTTCATTACTTTTCTTAGGTTAGTGCGGTAGAGGGATAGAACCTCCACCGCACTTGTTATTGTTTAACAGTTACCTGCTATTAGGAGCAGGACTGATAGAGGGTTGCAGGGCTGCAACGGAGGTGCATGAGGGCATAACCCCACTCAACACGCTTCGGCTGCGAACCTTGCATGAACAAGGCGTAGAAGTAGCCATTAACACCGAGGATGTTGTTGGCGTTGTCCTTGTTGTTGATCCACATAAACTCACCACGGTAGTTAACAGGATCGAACTTCAGTCCCGAACCGGGGCTGGTGATGACCTGTGCAACACGGCTGGTGAACACATGTGGGTTGTAGATGAAGCTGACCTCGTAGGCAGCAGTGCGGTAGGCCGGATTCACGATAGCCTTGTTGCCTGTGGAGGCAGGGCTGTTAGTGAAGAACGGAACACGCACAAACGCGCCATCAACGAAGTTGTAGCGAGGAGCCTGACGGTCAACCAAGTGGACGAATCCACTGTAGGTGAAGGCAGCACCGAATGGCTTGATAAGCTCATCAACTTGCGAGGAGAAGCGGAGGTCTTGACGGATGTCAGCGTTCTGCTTCTTCAGGTAGTTGCTCGTTTCAGGCGAGCAGATGAGAGCGTATTGAGGCTCACCGTCAACCATCGCGTAATGGCCTTCAGCGGCATCACGGGAGAGGTCGAGGTAGAACTGATCGAGGATACCTTGATCCAACGCATAGGTAGGAGCAACAGCGGGGAAGGCAGCGCCAGTTCCGCTGGTGGACATAGCCAAGGTGTCAGGCACATCGAGAACAACTTTGTTACCGCAGAGGCGAGAAAACTCGTCACGGTAACGGTTGCTCCAGAACCACTGCGAGTTCTCTTTAAGAACTTTGACTTCGCCAGCAAGCTGCTCTTCAGCCTTCCATGCAGTGCGGAGATCGTTCACGCAGAAACCGGGCGAACGGATAGCAGCCTGTTGGAGGTTGTAAGAACGGAGAGTGCGAGCGAACTCAACAACCTGAGGGGTCGGGTTGCAGTTGTTGCCAGTGCCGTCATTAGTTCCGACATCTTCCCAAGCGGTAGAACCAGCGTTAGGAACAGTCGTGCGCTCTTGGATGAGCGTTTGGATGGACTCACCCATTCCAGCAGGAAATGTGTCCTGCTTGATGAGGCGGTTCCAAGGATCAGTTGCGATGAGCTTCGCGGAGATCATTTCTCCGATACGCCCAGCTTCTTGTTGAAGCTGATTGTTTACATCAGCGATATTGTATTGTGACATATTATTAGTCTTTCTATTAAGTTAAATTTAGTTTGAGAATCCAAGTCGTCGTTTAGTTGCCCAACTTAAACTCGGTTGATTTTCTTTTACTGAGCCACTGTAAAAGCCTTTCGGTGTTTTCAAGCTCGGTGTTTATTTTGTTACTGATGTTTTGGAATCAGCGATCCAGTAACATTTTTTTCAACAGCTTAGTTCTGCTGCACTTTCAGGGTTAGCGTAAGTTGTTATATTTTTCAAGTATTATTTACAACAAAAAAGGCTGCGCTTTTTACACGCAGCCTTCTTGGGGATGGGGATAATATTAAGCCACCATTCTACCTACGAGATTCTTTACGAAATCGTCGGTATCCATCTTGGCATAATTAACTGGCTTGGCTGCGTCAGCAGGAGACTTAGGAGAGTTTCCACCAGCGGCAGGGGCAGACCCTCCGCGAAGTTTGATGTTGGATTCTTTAGTCTCTTTAAGTTCAGCTTGCAGCGACTTAACCGTATCCAGCAAGTCAGGAAGAACTGTAGCTCCGAGGATGCCGTAAACCTTTAGGTTCTCAGGCCACTCGTCGTAGTTCATAACTTCCTGCTGAAGTTTGTTAATGTCAGGACGCTTGTCTTCGGGAAGGATATTAAATACCTTCTCGCTGATCTTAGGAAGAACCTCGTTTACCGCAGACTCGCGTTGAGCAATGTATTGTTGATACTGCTCGTATTGTTCTTTATGATTGCGTTCCATCGAAAGCTCGTAAGCCTCTTTGGAGTGTTGCTCCAATTCACCTTTGCGTTTTTCAATTTGAAGGAGGTTATCAGCAAGTGTCCACACTTTGCTTTTATCACGCTCAGACCAATCGGCCATGAGTGCGTCAAGTTTAGCTGGATCACCATTGGTGTCTGCTTGTAATGCGTCGATAAGGTCGCCCGTGTCGATCTTGTTTCGGGCAGAGAAGAACTCTGCGCCTTCGATAATCTCGTTCAGAGGCTCTGTGACATATTGCTTATATTCCCTAGTCGCTTGGACACGGGTCATATAAAGCTCTCCGTCGATAGCTTCACGCTCTTGCTTGATCTCTTCGATCTGCGCCTTGAGTTCAGCAACTTCTTCAGCCGCCTGCTCAAATTCACTTCCTTTAGATTTAAGTTCAGAGAGTTCCTTCTGTGCAAGTTTAAGTTCTTTCTCTGCTTGCTTAAGTTCTTTCCAGCGAATCTTCTCTTTGTCTCCAGAAGGCTCTACTTCGGAAGCCACATCTGAATCAGCTTCCTTAGTTTCCTCGACCTTTCCTTCTCCTTCTTTTGCAGGTTCAGCTTTGACTTGCTCTTGTTTTGCAGTCTCTGGAGTAGGCTGAGTTGGATTAGCCTTTGGCTCTTCTTTTGGAGGCTGGATGCTGAGATCATTAGATGCAATGGAATCAACTGCACTGCGAAGGTTGAGAATCGCAGAGTCAGTTGATGTTGGTTCTGATGGTGTCGGTGTTGTTGTTTGTTCTGACATAATTTCTTTCTAATGCTTACTTGATCTTAGCGCGATGACGAGCGCCCCAAGATTTACTTGTGGATGCTGCCTTCTTACCAGCTACGGGTTTAGCCTTAACTGCTGCGGGTGCGATGCGTTTTTCGGTTGCCATTTTCATAATATTACTCCTGTGGATTGTTGGATTGCGAAAGCCTCTCAGCTTCCATGATTTCATCCTCGG